ACGGGGATCAAGGCTTGCAAGCAGCTCGCGTTGGCGGGATCGGCGGTAGTGCCGTCGGCCAGCTTCTGGTTGGCGACGTTGAGGGCCTTGTTCGCGTCCGCGATCGCAGCCGTCCCGTCCTTGTGGAGCTTGTCGTAGATCGACTGCAGGAGCTTCGTCGAGACGGTCTCGACCGCAGTCTTCACATCCTCGACCGGGTTGCCCGTCAGCCCGAGGTCCTTCACAACATTGCCGGTCAGGCGGGGCCCAGCGGAAGCTGAACCAGTCGCCAGCGCTAGGGCTATCCCCGCGATCGCGATCGTTTCCTTGATCCTCAACATAGCTCTTTTCTCCAGACGGCGCGCCAGGCGGCTCGTTCGGACATTCCGTTGAGCCCGCCATTGATCCTGATGGTTTCATCGCGGAACCTACCTGCATCTGCGAGCTTATTCAAGCCCAGGTGTTTCCAATATGCAACTCCCGCAATCAGGAAGTATTTTGGGTCGATGATCAAGTCTGGGTATTGTCCGAAGGGTAGGGCGGTAATGGTCCCAAGCATGAAGTAGTTCTGCTTTCCAGTGATCTGGATAGCTCCCCGGCCTCGATACAGCCAGCCGTCGTCAGAACCCACAGCGTTGCCCATGCGACCATTATAAACGCGATCAGCGAGAGCCCGAGGGTTGTGAGCGTATGGGGCCGCGAGCGCCACAGACGGAAAACGTGAAGGCCAGACGGCGTGTAGACGACTAGCTGAATAGTTAAGGTTCTCTTCGAGTTCCGTGCCGGCGGAACACTCTTCAGAGATCTGTGCCATGAAGTCCGCAAGTTCATTACACGTCTCAATCCCATACTTCGCGAACGCATCCGCGGACTGCGCCACGATCCCCTCGACGAGCGAATGGGGTGCGCGCGGCCAGCGGCGGTTCATCACCTCAAACGTCAGGCTCAAAGCCATGCTTGCCCGCCTTCGCACACGACACGGCGACGTGCATGTGCTGGTTCCACTTCTTGTCGACCTCGATGAGGATGTCTTCGAGGTCCTGGTCGAGGTGCTCCTCGATCACCGCGCGGCAAGTCCGCTCATCACCATAGCCGTGGTGGCCTTTGACAATGGCTTGCGGCGGCCCACCCCCGGCCATGAAGACAATCAGGACAATGAACCACATCACTTGTCGCCGAGGTGTTCGAGATCCTCTGGCTTCGTCGGCGTAAAGTCTTCACCGACCTCGATGCACTTGCCGGTGACGGAAATCTCTTCACCAAAAAGTCGCGGACCGACTGCAACCAATCCATGCAAGCTGCGTTGGTCGTCGCCTGCCATGACGGAGTTACACTCCTCGATCGTCGGGTAGGCTGCGGTGGAATGGACCGCAACACCGCCATTGAGAGGCTGGCCGGTGGACAGGGAATAGATGAGCGCGAAGATAGCATACATGATCAGATCTCCTGTGTTGCTGAGAAACCCCCACCCGGCAGAGGACCAGGTGGGGGCAGGCTAGGAGGCACCACCGGCGAAAGGACAACAGAGGGACCGGTAGTGACAACAGTGCAACACAGGAACAGGGATCAGTCAATCCCCCAGTAGTGCTCTTCAAGGCCGACCGTGCGCGGGGGGCGCGCACGTTGAGAAGCGCGAGCAAGCCCGAGTGGGACGTTGCGGGCGAAACGTCTCATCATCAAGGCCACGCGCGTCGCCGATAGAATGTCGTCCTTGGCTTTAACAATGAGGCCTTTTTCGCGATGGTAAACCGCATACTCGTCAAAGAACTCAGTCAGGTGCGAGGCCACCTTGAGACGGCCGGTCTCAAATCTCTCGATCATCTCGGCTACACCCGCTTCAGTAGAGACACTGCCGTCGGGAAACGTCGCGTGCCCGTCGATCATACGAAGACCCTGCTCTTTGTAGAGTTTGGACAGCGGCTTCAGGGAGCCGCGGTCTCGCTGCGTGCCGTCCTGCGGCCAAGCGACCGGCACCTCACCAGCAATACGCTTCATGCGTTCTGCATGCTGCAGCACTGTCGCGCTTGCTACCTTAAAACAGTCCAGGACGTGCAATACGTCGTTGTCCCGGTCCCAGGCCAGGAGGGCGGCGGCGAACGGGTGATCGATGCCAAAGTCGATCCCCCAGATCTTGAGCCAGTGCGCTGGTAGGTCGAGGAGCATCGGCTCCTTGATGGTGTCGATCGGCGTGGTGAAGATCTTGCCACCGCCGAGGTTGGGGAAGCCGTAGACGCGCGCGTCCCGTTCGGCCGCCGAGTATTTTGCAATCACCGCGGCCCTGTCTTCGGGCTTAATGTGTAATGCATCTTCGATGCCCATGCGCGTGACGGTGCATTGCGGGTTCTTGTAGGAAGCATCCGCGCCGAGGAAGCGATCGAGCAGCTCTGCGCCGCCCGCGACGTTGGTGAAGGTGGTGAAGACCATGCCGCGCGTAGCCGTCGTGCGCGCGAGGACCTCGGTGTAGATGTCTATGGCAGGTTGCTCGTCCAGCCACACGAAGTGCAGCGTAGCGCCCTGGAACTTGGCTCGTCCCTGCTCATAGCTCTTGAACTGCAATACGGACACACCGTCCACGATACCGTCGGTGCGGTGCTCGACTTGGATGCGATCATATCCGTCAGTAGCCCCATGACCCATCGTAGGTCGTCCGATGAAACGGACCTTGGGGATGAGGCCTGACCCGAACATGTCGGCCACGCCGGGCGGACCGCACAGGAGCTCCTGCGCAATGTCTCTAGCGAGCACCGACGTTTCACACGCGGCCCAGGCTTTGACGGGTCCGGGGAATTTTCGGCCTGGCCAGTCATCGGGGTAGTCTCCGGTGAGGTGACACGCGGTTTCATACGCACCAATGTAGGACTTCCCCATTTGGTTCCCGGCCATCAGCAGCCGTTCTTGGAACTGCCTACCCTTCCTAATGTGTTCGAGCTGCTTGGGGTATGGCTGGACGAATTGGAGCTTAGAGAATTTCTTGAGTTCGGCCAAGGCGGCCAAGTCTGCTTCCATTCGTCGCAGCAGCTCTAACTTCTCGGGAGTGAGGTCCAGCTCGCTCTGCTTGGGAAAGGGACTGGTCACCAGTTCACCTCTTCGTCAGGTGGAGAGTTCGTATCGGTTTCCGATACGTTTTCCCGTCCTTCAGGAACGGAAAGGTTGGGTGCGTCGTTTTGACGCAAGACCTCTTCCTCGTCGGCACCCGTGCTCGGGGTGAGGTCGGTGTATTCGGCGTCGATCGGATCTGGGGGCGGTAGGGCCACGCCCGCGCGGCCGAGGACCTTGGTCGGATCCATGCCGATGAGGAGTGCGAGCTGCGCCACCCGTGCGATCAGGTTCTTGGCATCCCCGCCGACGTCGACCGTGTGCCGGGTCTCGGTCTTCTCGTGGAGGCCGCCGCGGTTGAGGACCGCCGTGATCGCCTTGAACTGATCCTTGCCAGGTTCCTGGGCCATGAGCACCAGGCGCTCCGAGGCCATGCCGACCGCGGCGTGCAGCCGTTTTGAACTCTCCTCCTGGATGGCGGCCAGGACCTTGGCGTCGTGGGCCAGGCGGTGCGCCGTGTTTCGGAGGCTGTCGTTGTTTTCGGACTTGTAGCCGGCCCTCTCCGCGGCCTCAGAGTAGTTCAGCTGGGACTGTGACAATAATGCCACAACGAACTTCCGCTGCTTCTCGTTCAGGGCCTTCATGTGGGGCCCCAGTTTGCCCTCGGGGACGTTTTTCATGGGTTGTGTCCTGTTAGGGTGGTCGTAGGCGGGTAGTGTGCCATAAAAATCGTGCAAAGTAAACATTCGTTTGAAAACGTTTCTCGGCACAGAATGTCGCTCCGAAAAATTTTCGAGCGGACAATTCCGGGGGTAGCCGGCACCCCACCCCGGTCTTTCGTGGCAAGAGGCGAAAATGCAACAATGTTACAGGGCTGCAACACTGTGTTCATGCTGTCGTAATTGTGCAACACGTGCGATGCGCCGCAATGGGGCTAGGAGTGAGATGGTCCGAGCAGGTGAGACCGAGCAGGTGAGACCCGAGCAGGTGAGACGGTCGAGGTGAGACGGTCCAAGCCGGTCGAGACCACGCGATGAGGTGACGCAAGGCGCTTCATGGCCACGGGTGAAAATGGGGTGCGACAATCCGCCACAGTCGAAAGTTTTCAACAGGGCTTGACCATTACTCTTTTTTATGTCATTTGAAGTGACGTAGTCGCGAGAACGCGACAAGTGCTTGCGGACCACGCAATTGCACTCTCGGCAAGCGGGTCCGAGCCCTTGGCTATCGCGTCACTTCAAAAATAAGACAGAAAATACACTGATTAGCCGACTGATAATAAGACGCCTAACAACGCAACAGCATGAGGTGAGACCATGGACAGCGCGCATTACTACCTCCAATTGGACATCGCGGGCGAAGAGCGTTTCGAGACGCATGCCAGCGAAGAGACGGCCCAAGAGGCATTCGAGCGATACGTCGCGGGAGGTGAATGCTTTAGTGTTGCACTCGTGCGACACGACGGGACTGGCAATCGCCAAATTCGCTACTGGGCCGATGAGCGCGATTGATTTGAGGCTGGCCAGTTGAGACGCTGGCCAGTATCAAGGCAATCCCGCCTTGGACATGGAGGTGAGACCATGCGAGCTTACACAATTGTCGTTCCCCATTTCAGCAACGACCGAACGCTCAAGTATGACGCGCGGCGCTTCGAACGCGAGCTCCTGAAATATGCGGGTGGCTTCACTTGTCTTGGCGACGTCAAGGGCGCGTGGCGTGATGACCAAGGCAAAGTCTATCACGATGCGTTGATCCACTACGAAGTAGCCATGGATCGCGGAACCAAGGAACTTGTGTGCAAGGCGCTCCGCGATCTCTATCCTGATCAAAAATACTTTTACGTAGTCGACACGGGCGAGGCGGAACTAATCGAAGGCCTCGCAGCT